TGTTGACGGTGCTGAGGCTGATGATGTTATCGGTACACTCGCTGAATATTCACAGACAGCAGGCGAAGGTGGTGGTTTGTTTGATGAAGGCACACAGATTCCTTTTCTAGTGTTGTCAGGTGATCATGACTTCAATCAGTTACAGAAGTGGAGCAATGTGAAACAGTACTCACCTGCACAGAAGAAGTGGATCAAAATCAAAGAGCCTGCTGAACAAGTATTGATGGAACACATCATCACAGGCGACAAAGGTGACGGTGTACCTAACATGCTATCGGCAGACAATTGTTTTGTTGAAGGCATTAGGCAAAAGTCTATTCGTAAGAATCTACTAACAGAGTGGAAGAAAACTCCTCCTGAGAAGTGGATCACTTCTGATATGTCTCACGGTTACAATCGTAATCAAATGCTTGTGGACCTAACTAAGACTCCACAAGACATCAAAGATGAGATTATAAGTAGTTACGAACGACAACAGGGAGGCGATAAGTCTCAACTATTAAATTATTTTATCAAGCACAAAATGAAGAACATGCTTGAAGTTATGGCGGACTTTTAAATGATTATTGAAAAGCGTGAATATCACCAAATGACTAGCACATTCACTTATGATGTGCCAGAAGAAGAAATCATCGAAACTTTTGGTAGTGTAGAATCCTTCATGGAACATTACGAAGAAGAATCAGATGAGTTCAATGAATTCATGTGGGAATTCGATTACGACCGTGAAGATGATTTATGGACAGATCGCAAAGGCGGTTATGATGTGGATTGGGAGATTAAAGATGACGAATAGAGAAGTCTTGATTGAGGTTGATACCTTAAAAGAAACAGATGAGCAGCGAAAGGCAAGAGAACTCGAAGAAATCAAAACTGAGTTTGCTATGCTCATAGAACAAGATGAGTTAGAATCTTTTGGAGATGAAGATGCAGAATAATTTTAGACAAGTAGACGAAGGCTTTAAGTGGGTGTTCGATGCCGACAAGCCAGAAGAACAAGTACAGCGACTCAAGACTTGGGCTTCTAAGAATCAAACAGTAGTGCCTATTGTTCGCATGGGTGTAGGTGCTGAGAAAGTAGACTGGCAATTGCCAGAAGGTATGCCAGAGACAGCAAAGATTCAAGATGATATTCCTGCGGGCATGGGTGAGACTACACTCACGCTTGAATGGCGCAGAGTAAAACAGTTTGTAGATCCTAATAGCAACATGAGCAATCTACCGCCATGGAAGCGTGAACAACAGTGGGTCAATATTCTCGAAGCAGTACAACACGAAGAAGCTAAGATTCTCACCGCAGTTAAAGATGGAGAGTTATTGAAACTCTATCCTAAACTAGAGAAGTGTTTGCCGATTCTTGGTATAGAGGAGTATAATAAACCGCCTCGAAAAAGTGCCAAGAAAAAGCCTGCTACAAAGACTCCTAGAGTTAGGAAAGGCAAATCCGCCCGAGACGAAGTGGTTATCTGATGAGAAATTTCGTGCATTTAACAGAAGAACAAATCGCACCTTATATTAAGGATGATCCTGTTCGACCGCATCTTTCTGCTGAGTTTAGAACAAGTGGCAGAAATAAAGCATTTGCACTAGTCGAAGGCACTGAAGTTCTTGCCATAGTATGTTGTGCATTGACATTCGGTGTACCTACTGAAGAGAAAGACTTAACATCAAAAGAAGGACATGAAATGGTTGTGTCACCTTATACTGTTTGGTCTTACAAGAAAGGAGCAGGCAGACAGATTATTGAATGTCTGCTTCGCTTTGTACAGCAAGAGCATCAAGAAATCTCAAAAAGTTATTGGCCTAGAATTGTTACACTATCTCCTAAGACAGAGATGGCAGAAAATTTTCATTTGAAGAATGGGGCGAAGAAGATCGGAGACAACGAGACTACAAATAACTTTGAGTATATTCTCTAGTCTTCGGGTTTGTAAGGATCGTAATACATTCCATATTGCCAGCCCTCAGGTAGTGGCTGGCTAATTGGAATTTTTGTTCTGCCAGAGGGGCTACAGATCCAATATAATTTTTCACGATTGACTAGCGCATCGTGTATTTTTTGTCTAGTAGAATCTTTGTGCTTTCTACCATACATTGGATTGTTTGCGCCTCTTCTGGTACCTTTCATTGTCTTAGATACTTTGTCACGAAACTCTTGTGATCTGCCATGAAT